AGGGTCACCTAGAGCTGCTCGGTTAGGTGACGAGAACGGCGGGGTGAAGTTACCAAAGTCCTGATCTTGAGCTGAAGTTGTGAACAGGTCAGGAGTCTTTTGAATGTCAGGTTCGAGCCCAGAAGGGTCACCTCGTAGGGCGTTCTCCAGTTGCTGGTGGGGGGCATCGAGCGCGCTATAGAGGGTTGACAAGTACTGCTCGACCCTCTGAATCACATCGCTGGACTTGGCTACTGGGGGTAGTGGTTTGGTGAGATCTTCCTCGGATAATAGGGAGAATGAAGTCGTACTTGCAGTATTGCTACCTTGGAGGGATTCACCCGCCGAAGAGGATGACTGATTGATGGCGCTGATTTGATACCCGACATTGATGAAGGCCAAGTCGTCGCTACCGGATTGACAGCTGCACTGGGGGTCACCAGGAACCAAGTCAGTACGAACAGTCATCTCAGCCAAGGTAAGAGCCCGAGAGAGGGTTGAGGCCTCGACACTGGTCGGGACACCTTTATCCTCTGGAGACCCAAGAGGGGCCACATCCACGAAGTTATTTGCAGTCGATACGAATTGTGGAGTCTTCAACCCATCTTCCCCAGTGACTAAAGCCGCCGCTGTTTGAACGTCATCAGGGGTAAGCCGTGCCACGGTATCGGCTGGGTTGGAGTAAGCCGTCGTGATAGCGGTGATCCCTTGAGACTGAGCATTGAGCGTAGACAGAAGATCCCCTGATAGTGCTAATTGGACCCCCACCTGAACGGAGGTGTTCGTACTACCGGGGTTGTAAATCAAGGAACCATCACGCAAAGACACTCCGCGACCATAGCGGAAGTGACCGATTACCTCGAAACCCCTTTCGTCAGAAACTGGACGAACCATGGTGTTCGGATTGTCAAGTTTGACCCCACTATTATCGAAGTTGGATATTTGACCGTCCTTGGTAACCGCGATATTCTTCGATGGCATCAAGGCGAACTGGGTGATTGACCTATCAACATCGTGCGCGTAGACATAAACCCCAGCAGAGTTCAACCCGTACGAGTACCTATTGTGTGAGTACTTGTTCTGAATGTCTACGAACTTGTCGGGGGAGACTCGAATCTCATCAACCTGTTCTTGGATAGTCTGTCGTTGTTTTACCTTCTCCTTGTTCGTCTTGCTTACGGCAGTATTAGTGCCGGGCTTCTTCTGTCCCGCAACTGAATCGTAAGCTGAGCGAGGATCGTAGGGTCTTGAATAGACCATCACTACGTTGGGGTAGCCGATGATCTTTCCCGTTTTTGGATGACGAAGGATCAGCGGCTGATAGGGGTCCAGCGTGCTTGGGTCATCGGGGTTGACATTGATGGGTGGTAGTGTCGCCGCGTCCCCAAGGTCCAACTTGAATGAAGTCTGAGCCAACTGACGAGTAGTGAGAGGGGCCGCCGTAGCATCCGTTTGAGTAGTTACTACCTTCGAATTCTGATTGGGTCCAACCTTGGACTTGAAGGCCCCAGTGTTCAGGGTAGAGATGCCCTTGGGCGCAATGAACTTTTGCCTACGAGCGGTCAGGGATAGCTGTGTTGTTGTCCTACCCCCAAACTGGATGTTGTGGTTTAGTCCTCGGATATACCAGATCTCGTCTAGAGGAGCCAAGTAGATCGGGAAACCCAGCCTCAACTCCGGCCGATGGGGGATCGTGATGCTAGCCTGATTGCGCTTACTGTTGATTCTATCGAGGATGTCCAACCCATGATAGAACATCCGCATCGTATCCCCCATGAACTCGGAGGGGTAGGTGTGAGATCTCCAGCCGTACTTCCTCAATAGGTGGTAGTCTGTGACGCTCGTGAACGGAGAGACTTCAGCCCCGAACCCATAGTCGACGTTCCCACCAAAGTTGCCTTCAATGGTCAACTGAGTGACCACCTCAGACTCCGAATCGGTGAAGTCCCAATCGAGAACGTCGATGTCTTGAATCCAAGAAATGGGCTTATTTGGGAGGATGTCCAGATTGAAGAACGGGGGCTTGAATACAATGTCCCCTGTGACATCCATGTAGAACTCAAACCCTACTGCCTCCTTGCACGAGTTAGCGATCTCGAGTTTGGTTTGATACTCTGACTGCCAAAAGTTCACCTCGCCAGCTGAAGGGAACTGAGTCCTGAATGCAGTGACTCCAGGATCTGAGGGGTCGAAGATCAATTGAGCAGCTGAGGGGCCGCCATTGGCGTTCCTAACTGCATTAGCAATGGTCTGCTGCCCAGGGGTGATCTTGCCTGACTTGTAGGCATGCGCTATCGAGTCACCTCGAATAGCGATCCCATTCACCCCGTAGAGCAATAGGTTAGAGCGGATCTTGGTGAACCGACTCTCCCAGTACTGCATAATATCGCCCATAGCAGCTCTGAAAGTAGCCTTCTGACTCTGCTCTTTGATCAAGCTAGTAAGGGACCCCGTAGCAACGATAGCGTCACCAAACGCCATATTGGACAGAGAGAAAATCGTGTCGTAGACATTGGTACCGTACAATGTATTGCCGAAAATGGACCGACCTAGTTGCGGGGATGACCCAGTGAAGGCCGGATTGATATTCATCCTGCAGAGTTCCCACCACTTCAGAATGTCTGCACATTGGATGGATATCGTGTGCTCTCCGCCGGAGAAACTACTCCCCACCTCGGTTACGATACCCCAAAATAGTGGGTAGTACTGAGGAAGCCCTTCGAGCGTGTAAAACCCTTTGGAGTAGATCTCGACTTCCATCATCGTGGTGATGACCGGATCCCCATTAAGATAGAAGTCGTCTATCGTGTGGCGAGGGACACTGAGGCTGATGCTGGCGCTACCAGGAACACTATCGATGTCCAAGTTTACTGTGATGCTTGTGATGTACTTCCCCAGGTCGAACTTTCTCTTACAACTCGGGCAACCGATCATATCGGTTTCGCCATTGATGAACACCATGGCGTCGGGAGCGATAGCTATCGTAGGCCTTAAGTTGGGTTGATAGTTGCCCTGAAATGGTCCGCGCGGCATAGTTAGGCCCTTCTCAGCCCCGGTGGTAGAGCTACATCGCCTCCACCTAAATTCGATACTAGTTGGCTATTGGTGACAGTAGGAGCACCAAAACCACCAGTGAAAATTGATTGAAGGTTGAAGTCAGTCTCCGCCGGCCCATCCAATAGGAAAGTAGCCCTTACGGTGAACTCGATGCTGTACTCCAACGAATAAGGTGTTGTGTCTGCCTCGGTGATGTTGAAGCTATCAAATGACCCTATGTAAAGGGTATTATCGTAATATATGTAAATCGACCCAATCAGGGATAGCCTTGACAACAGGTTGTTCTTTAGGGTGTCAGCCAGTGTATTCACGAACAACCCACCGTTATTGCGATACAGCAGGTACAAGCTCAGGAAGTTCTGGTAACTGGCCGAGTATTGGCGAGCCACGCGCGTAAGACCTGGGCCACCCCCTAGGTTGTTCAGGTCATCACTGGGTTGAGTGTCGATGGCGAAGAACGCTGCGATCTTCCCCGAGATACTCATCTTGTCTTGTTGCTCACCCCAATGCTCAATGATGGGGCCCTCTCGAGTGAAGTTACCGTCGGAGACAACCTTTTCAGAGCTAATCTTGAAGCTCGACGGGTTGACTAGGAGCCGCAAAGGCGGAGTGGTTCTCATTCGGTCTAGAGCGAGCGCCGTCATGGCCGCTTCGGCTCTTTGAGCATTCTGGTATTGCCTACCCAACTCCGTCTTGTTTAGGTCAACCCTATCCGCAGTCTTGTCCCCATCCTTTCGGGCAGAACTCGCGTTGGGGGACCCCTGAGAATTCCAATCCCCATTGGACCCATCCTGAGGTTGAATTACTTGAGCAATCAACGGGCAATCAGCACCATAGGGCGAGCCCGCAATGAATCGGTTGCGCCTGCTCTTTTGGAACCCTGCGCGGGATAGATATTGGGTACCCGTCTCGGTGAAGGCACAAGACTTTGGGGCCTTAGCCGGCAAACCAGATCCGTTATCTAGTTGCAGCCCTGAACCGGACATTCCCCTGGATACTTGACCAACCCTAGCCCTGACTCCTTGGTAGTACTGTGATGCAGATTCCTCGTAGTACGAAGTCTGCGCTAGCGAGGTTGTGTACCCTAGCACGTCACCACTCTGGGCAGCAGTCATGACATTCGGGTTACCGCCCGTTACCCGAGAAATAAAAGCCAGGGCCCCAGTGTTAGCGTCTGGGTAGGTTGTGAAGTAGCGGGTGCCGGCATAAGTGTGGGCCTGGAATGACTGACCTGAGGTGTGGGGTGTCTTGGAGCTGCCTATGCCGCCGAAGTTATTGTTGGGTACCGAAGCACCGGTACCCGAAGAGTTACCCGTCTCATTGAGAGCTTGGGCGGTATACATCTGCATCTCAGCATTAGTTGGCTCCCGGCCGTATTTGGTACGATAGGCTTGGGCTAGTGTCCCCCAGAGTTGAGCTACTGAGTAGGTCGCATAATTTGCAGGTCCTTGATCCGGTCCTACAGTGGTCTTAGGACTAGCTGGTAGATTGGTAGCGGAACCAGAGCCTGGACCTATCGAATACCCTGAAGCTGTTACAATCCCACCAGGCGCATCCCCCGTAGGGCCCAAGGTCCCTAACGATTGCGAAGAAGGACCCGTGAAGTCGAGTGGTTGATCTGGATACCCCTCAGTCGCCCCTATCGAGGCTGACCGATCAAGAACCCGACCCGTTACGTTCGAAGTAGGTGGGATGAGCCCGACCACGAACAGCTTGGGGTTCGCCTTGGTCTGGGATATCGGGATAAAGTTGGTGTTGAGGTCACTATCGAGTTCCAGGGACGAATGGAACCCTAAGAGCTGATAGATGGCTGGGCCGTAATAATCCGCCGCTTGCTCTATCTGGTTGATGACTCGAGACTGACCACCCTTTAGCTGAGCCGGGAGCGGGTTAGCAATGGAGTTACCAGTGCTAATCGGAGCAAAGGTCTTTCCTTGCGCGGTTGTTGGGTCATTTGGGGTGTCGCCCCAAAAGTCCAAGTACCCTAGTGGTTTTGGTTCATTACCCGCCATGGTTACCCAATATCCTGTATAACCCTTTGAGTAAGACTATCGATGGAAGGGCTCGCATTGGGAGCTGCAGGGGCTACGTTGGTACCACTTGCTGGGTTAAGAGCCCCTGTAGTGGTTCGATTCAACGACTGGAAACCAGCGGTTCTGAACGGTACAAGTTGTGAATTCTGCGGTATCTGATGGATGATCTTCTCAACCTTGAAGGTCCACGATAGCTTGAACGCAAACGGACTTTCCTCTGTCTCTTCGACTGAGAAGCTCCGGAATGTTCCGACATAAGTTCCCCGGTCGTACATCAAAAGTATCCAACCTTGACGCACGATGGCTCCTTCTGGGTTGTACACACTCGCATTGTTCCGAAAAATATCGTACAAGTCTCGGTAGCGATCCCAGGCGATGGTCCTTTGACGCAATAGCGAGGATAGCCCAGTAAAGATGTTCATGAACGCCCCGGTTGATTGATCCACCGAGATCTCTGTCAAGTCATCGCCCCAATGCCACTCTACGTAGCCACCTCGCGAAGGGGCTCGCTCAACCTTCTTGTTGAAGGTCTCATCGAAACTAGACGGGTTAACATGCGAGATGAGGGCATGTGGAAGGAGAGCCTTGTTGACGTCGTATGGGCTTGTGACCTGGAATGCCAAAGGGATGTAGTGCTTGCGTGTGTCAGCACCATGGACATAGACCGGCTTACCCAATGGCTCAATTGGGGTGAAGTTAGATTGATTGGCTGAGCGAATGTAAGCCATTATCCGAACTTCTCCCTACGCTTGTACTCATGCACTCCACGAGCAATCTCCCCTTTCAGGTAATTGGCTAGATCGGCTCCACCAAGACCATCTACGTGGAGGTGGATGTCCCCACCTCCTCCACCACCCGCGGGTACGATCCGCTCCCCGCGTCCAATAGAAGCTAGACCTTCACCTGGGGCCGGGTTAACACTGGCAAATCCCCCGGTGACCCCAGTGACTAGACCACCTGCAGCATTATTGCCAAGAAGAGTAGCATTACCATCGCCCGCTGACTTCTTTTGCTGATCTTCGAAGGTATCAGCAAGTTTGGTGAGACCCCCAAACCCAGAGTCTCGCATCTTCTTCAGAGTCTGAGCTGGATTTTGAGCAGTATAGAGTGCATACTCGAACAAGGCATCCCGAGCACCATCCGCAGTACCCTTGTGGATTACCTCTTGATACTCGCCATTGAGCTGAACCTTGTCCAGCTTGATACCTTTCATCCTCAGGGCCTTCCACAAGTCCTGGAGGTTGTTGACAACCGCACTCCCGGTGAAGTCTACTTGGTCGAGAACTGCATCATTCATCTTCTGCTCATCGGGGAGAGCAGGGGGGGTGAAGAAACTACTACCAGCAGGTGCCCCAGCTGCAGCAGGCGCTCCAGCCCCGGAGGTCGAAGGGGGTGCAACGGGTACAGCTGCTCCTCCGGTACCTGGGTTCTCACTCTTGGCCGAAGCCTGTCCTTGAGCGCTCTTAGAACCACCGCCGCCCCCACCCATCTGCTCCATGAGCATGGTCCTACCGGTAGCCCCGGTAAACCACAGGCCTAATTTGGAATACAGATCGGCTTCAGCCTTATCACTCAAGCCACCAGCGGCGATAGAGGTTCCAATCCCTGCCCCACCCTTTTGGGCAGCCAAGATCCTAGCGGAGTCACTACCACCGATACCGGAGGCTTTGAGAGCCTCTGCAAGATCTTCGGCGAGATTCCCCGTGACCGAATCCCCCATGAAGGCTCCAGCTATATTGGACTTCATGGTGTTCTTCTTGGCTATGTCGTCTGGGTTAGTTGAATGCATCAAAGCATCCAAGTTCTTGGCGGTACCAGAGCCCGACAACTCGCCCATGAACTTACCGACGTCACCGCCGGAACGCCCCCAAGCGCTAACCACCTCAGAGTTCTTTGACGCTAGGGCGCTTTCCCGAATAGCTGACTTTCTACCGAACTTGGTGTTGAAGATACTCGAGATATCCATCAAGACACCGTAGATTCGGTTGTACAGAGCATCGAAGATCAGGTCCAACTTGTCGACCATGGCCTGGGTCCGCTGACCTTGCTCCTCACCCATCTGACGCATTGCTTCAGCGTCTTTTTCAGCTTGGCTCTTACCCGATTCGGCGTTCTTTTGGTCGAGGCTCTTCCACACCTCGTCCTCAGTCATCGACTCGACCATCTTCCTTTGCTCGTCCTTGGAAGCATGCTCGTCAAACTTCTTCATCTTTTTCAGGACTGCGATTAGGTCCTTGTCTGCATCCGGGTCGTCGATTGCCCCGATCAAGTCGTTTTTCTGTTGATCAATGGCGCGCTCAATCCCAACGAAGGCCTCCAGTTGCTCTTCACCACCAGCCGCCAGGATAGCCGCTTGATGCGCCCCTGGACCCATAGTAGAAGCTTGAGTGAACGTCTTTGCCCCACCTATACGCAGGCCAGCCTTCTGGGCCTTGTAAGCTGCATAACCTCCGGCTACCTCAGACGCTTGAGCCGCCCCGTAAGCCCCTTGCTTGGCCTGCTTGGAGGCCATTTCAAGTTTCTGGAACGATTCGATCAAAGCCCCTGAACCCTGAATCTTTCCAGCCCTTTCCAACTTCTTGAGGCTTTGACCCCCAACAGACTTACCGGAGAGCATTGCTATCGCGGACTTGTCATCGAGACCTGGTTCGGCATCTTTGACCTTCTCCACCAAACCCGTGATCTGACTACTAATATCCTCTTGGATGGCTTTGACCGCCCCTGGCCCGCCCAAAAGCATCGCCTTCAAGCGATCTTGAATCGACTTGCCCTTGAACCCTTGAGCAAACGTCTTGAGGAACTTGTCCGCGGTACGAGGACTCATCACCTTCCCAAGTTGACCTAGCATCTTGGTGACTTCTTCGATTCGAACCCCATAGAGGGAGAGGTCCGAAGAGACTCCACGAAGCATTGCAAAGAACTTGTTCTGAGCAATCCCTGAGTCCTCTGCAGCTCGACCAATCATGTCGAACTCTTTGCCCAAGTCGTTCAGTCCCGAGCCCATTTGCTGCATCATCTCGGCCTGCATCTGTGCAATCTCGTCAACCGAGACTCCGAATAAGCGCGAGTACACAATGGATTGCTGAGTAATGTCAGTGTACTTACCGAAGCTAACCGTCAGCTTTTCAAGAGTGACGCCCTCTCGTTCCAAGGTGTTGATCACCTGTTGGTGATCCTTGGCCGTAGTACCCATATTGAGGTTCATCATCAGATCGGTAGTCTCGTCACGCATTCTACGTAG